ATTGCATTCAACAACCAGTTACGCACATAACCGTCGATGCTGTTAGAAGATTGGAGCATCAACTGATTAGAAACGCTGATATAAGCTGCCAAACGCTTAGGGCTCAAAGTTACTTTAGAGAAAGCAGGGCTCTTTTCAGTAGCAGTTCCGTTTTCAGTATTCCAACCAGCAGAAGGCAAAGTTTGAGCAGTTGGAAGATCCAAGTTCCCAACCAAGCCAGACAATTGCTGAACACCCAAACCAGCCAATACAGTTTTTGGCAACAATACATCAATGATTGAACCTACAGAAGTTTGGATGTTTACACCACCTTCAGATCCAGAAGTTCCGCCTGTAGCAGTCATATCACGTTTGAATACTTCAGAAGGGATTTTGATAGAGTGAGCGCTTACGCTTACACCTGAGCGCTGGAACTCTTCGCCGCCCATTGTAGAAAATTCACCCTCAACACCTTCGCGACGGCCAGTAATAGCCAAATTCATAGCGCGTTTGAAGCTGTACTCTTTAGCCATTTCTGACTTTTCTCTTTCCTCGCTGCGGCTTGCACTGTGGCCAGCGGCTTGAGCTGCCAAGTTTTGCAATTTCTCCAAGGTTTCAACCTCAGCTTTGATCGCGCCCAAACGAGCCTCGATTTCAGCCAAGCGGTTGGTTTCAGAATCAGCCATAGAACGGGCTTCTTTTTCGATCACAGTTTGCAGAGTAGACAACTCGCCCAACAGGCGGCCGCGCTCTTCTTTCAATGCTTTAATTTTATTCATTTTTTTGGTTTTTGTTTTAAAGGTTTTTGTATCTCAATAAAGCCAATTTGATCACATCGGCAGAGGCTTGGCTTCTTTTTGCCTCTTCAATTTCTTGCTCCTGATCACGCATAGCAACAATGCTACGAGCATCGGCTTCCGTGTCAGCGTAAGCGGGATAAGTTACAGGGCTTACATCGTACAAATCCTCAATTACTTTGATTGTACGCTTGCCCATTGTACCGTATTTGCTTGAATCTGCCCAAGTTTGTTCTTTGATTGTGAAAGCAAATGAGCTCTGAGTGATATCGCCGCGCATAATTGAACGCACAACGCTCATATGTGTGGGATTTTCATAATCTGGTACCCAAGTGTATTCAAGATTCCCGTCGGCATTTACAAAAACTTTGCAAGTGTTTGCCTTTGTGCGGCCCAAAATTAGCTCGGCCTCGTGATTAAACAAGCAGCGAATATCATACTCTTTATTTAAAGCGTTATCAAACGCTCCCGCCTCAATAACCTCCTCGAAATATCCCAAATCTGTTACAGAGTTGATAACGGCAGCAATACCTCCAATTTCTTGAGGCATTCCATCGCCTTCTGATCTGGTGTGCACGGTGCCCGTAAAAGTGCGCCTTTCTTGTTTCATTTTAAATATTTTCTTGATTATTCGTACCCGCTGGGTTGTTGTTTTTGTCTGCGGTGCTCAATAGTTGCTCAATCTTTGCATCCATATAGGCATCAATTTTGCTGCTTGGCACCAAATTGCTCTCGATCAGATACTCATCTCCGCCCTCAAACCCATTTGTATCTTCAAAGTTGCGCGCCTCGTTTCTGCTCAACCACCCGCCGCGGATGCCTTTGTTGTAAAAGTCCGCGCGATCGTTTGCAGAGGCTCTCAATAATGAGTTGAAATTGTACTTAAAATATTGATCGACTTTGTCTGTCTCTGTTAAAAGTTTGCGCCTCTTTTCCTCTTCGATATTGATTGCATAACTCATCAAAGTGCGAGAATAAAAGTCTTGATATTCTTGCTCAGTGCTTGATTTGGTTGTAGTGCCTGCGCCGATCATTGAGGCAGGAACTCCAAAAATACGAGCGATCTCTTCAGCGTCATATTTGCGAGTCTCTAAATACTTCGCCTCGTCTGGGCTCAAACTCAAACGCTCCATTTTTACGCCATTAGGCAACACGGCGCTGCGAGCTGCTCCGTCTATTACGTCGTCGAGAGATTGCTTCAGGGGTGCTGCCTGTTCTGGCTTTATCTGTGCCTCCGAAGTTAGCAAAAACTTCAGAACTCCGTTTTTGTATACCCCTGCATTTCCAGAGATAGCGGCCAAATCAATGCCCAATGTTTCAGCGTGCAACACAATCGGCGAAACGCCCACAAGAGGATTATCCAAACACATCCCTTTATAGTGCAACATATCAGATGCGGGGATCATTGGCGGGAATCCTTTGGCGGTTACTTTGTAAAATAACTGGCCATCGCTCAAAACTGGCGTAACATAATCAGGATTGATCGGGTGTAACTCAACGCCCAAATATCTGGCATCGCGATTGATAAAAGCGTAGGCATTACCACGCAAAGCCAAAGCGCCAACCATAAATATCTCGAAATCGTAGCGTGTTTGATACGGATTAGGCTCATTCAACAAAGACAAAGCGTAGTTATTGAATATTTGCTCTTTGCCCTGCGCTGTTTCTTTATAAAGTCTCAACTGAAGCCCCGCGATACCGTCAGAAATAACCCTCACACAAGCGTGCACGCTGGCAATACTCAAAGCCGTGCGTGGGTTTATACTTTGCCCGCTCTGCGTTTGGTAGCCAAAGACAGAGTTTAGAGAATTTATAAGCCATTCAGAGGGCGCCGATAAATAACTGCGCTTTTCTACCCCTTTGAAGCCTAAAAGTCTCTTTATACTAAACTGCATAGGGCGAAAATAAAACTCTTTGCTTGTAACATTTACAACTATTAGGGGCGATTTTTATCGAGCCAACGCGAGAGAGTTGAGCGAAATACTTCATAATTTTTAAACTTGTTTCGATCAAATATAACAAAGTGGCGAGCCTCGATTTTTTCATAGGCCTCGCGATAAGTTGCCGACGTCGGGAGTTCTTTGTAATACTCCTGCATAAAGTTATCGGTGTAAGTGAGCCAAGCGTCTGATTTCATAACTGTATAAACCAAAAATCTGAATTTTTATTTTTTGCAGCCTCCTGCATACAAGTGCCTAAAGCCATTACAATACTTACAGGGCCGTCGACTTTATCGCCAGACTTTCCTTTGTCAATTTTAATATTACCCGCTGGATCAGTGCGCAGCATAATATTGCCCATCTGCCACCGAGTTACTGGATTGCCTGCGTGTTTGATCCTGCGTTCCTTCACTAATCGCTCCAGTTCCATCGTTGGGGCGCTCATTGATACAAAGCCTTGGCCAAATGGGAAAAGGCTGAGCCCCTCAATCTGCAACTCAATTACCAACTGCGAAGAGTTGAAGCGATCAAAAGCAATATCTTTAATTTCGTATTTGCTTGCCAGTTCTAAAATCCGCGCTTTTATATAGGCGTAATCGGTTACGTTGCCTTCTGTGGCTGTTATCAGCCCATCTGCAACCCATTGCCGAATTGATTGCCCTGCCGCGTCGTTTCTTTTCTTAACGGTTTCCTCTGGGAGAAAATACCAAGTTTTGACAGTGCCACTATCAGGCCAGTATAGGCTAAATGCGCAGAAATCCCCAGAAATCGCCAAATCCAGCCCGCCGTAACATTCGCCCAAGGTTTCGCCCGTTTCGCCGCATTCTTTCCAATCAGAGTCAGGAATCCAAGTGAGTGCTGTATCTGTCCACACATTGAGCAGTTTAGTTTTAAATTCAACCTCTTTGCTGGCAAATTCCTTCGCTTCCGTCAATGCTTGCTCCAATTGGCGAGGATAAACAGAAATACCCCAGTTTGGATTTGCTTTGCGCCAGTTGGCCGAGTCTGTCCAATCGTCCCCCGCATCCAGTGTATAGATTACCGAAAAAAGAGAATCGTCTTTTATCTTGCCTTCGAGCACACTCGCACAATATTGGCGATGTTTAAAGCAAGGTGCCTCTTTGTTGAAGCCTGCCGTGGTAATTGTAAACAGCAACGGCTGCCTCCTTGCTCCCATAGAATTTCGCAGGACGTTGTAAAGCTCATCGTTTGGGTGTGCGTGGTATTCATCAATTACAGCCATATGGGTATTGAGTCCGTCCTGCTTGTTTGGATTCCACTCCAATGGCCTGTATAAACTTTGCCCGTGCAATATTCTGCGGTTATTCACAGAGTTATTAACAGTTACCGCTTCAGCCAACCAGCTGATATTTTGGCACATCCTAACCGATTCGCCAAAAACCATCATTGCCTGATCCAATTTTGTAGCCGCTGAGTAAACCTGCGCCGCTGGCTCATCGTCAACCAATAAGCCATATAACATAATCGCACTGCTGAAAGTCGATTTACCATTTTTTCTAGGCACCTCAACATAGGCCCGCGTAAATCTGCGATATCCGTCTTTCAGGAATCCGAAAATATTTGCAATTATGAACGCCTGCCAAGGCTCCAGCGTGAAATTGCGGCCAGCATATTCGCCAGTCGTGTGCTCAAGTTCCTCAATAAAGGTAATAGCGTGCTGAGCCGAATCTTCGTTAAATTCCCACTCGCCGCTTTCTCTGTCTGCCAAATATCGCGCGCAGGAATTTTTAACGTGAGCACACGCCACAACCTCCCCAGAGGCAACAGCCAAAGCGTAATCGTGATAAATCAACCGTGTTTTATTGTTTCGGCCTCAAATTTATCCAAGGCCAATTTTGCAATATACGAGTTACGATAAACAAACGGCTCATCCCATAGGCCAAACTTGCCACAAGGGCGGAATCCGCTGCCCTGATCCATTGTTATAATAAAACCCTGATTGTAAGGCTCAACTCTGTACTCCCGAGTTTTTAACTCTACGCGGGCAGTTTCAAACGCTGCTTTATGTACAGCCTTTTTTACTTTCTTTTCCATAGTTATGCGGTTTTTGTTTTTTTCAATAGTTCCAATTTACTCACTGGCTTAACATTGCCCGTCTCAATCTTTGCCCTCGCGCTTGGGGTAATGCCAAACAACTGCCCCATCTGAGTGGCTTGCTTGAGTGCAGCGCTCCTGACATTGTACCAAGGATTAACAACCTGTTCGCCGAAACGGTTAACAATCACAACGCCCTCCTTTTCGGTCATTTCACACGCTGACTTATATAGGCCCAACTCGTTGCAATATCCAGCAACCAGCCCGAGATCTGCGCCAGCCAGTAGGTTGTTGTTCAATAACTCCTTACAGGTAATATCCCAGTACTCAAAGCCCAACGGGTTTAAATGAGCGGGTGGTTGTGGCACTCCAACGCTCAGCTCAACCAGCATCGGCTGCTCAAGGTTTCGGTCTGCGCGAAAAGTGCCCTCAATTTTTTTCAAATCCACTGGTTTGCGTGGCCTTCCTTTCATATTTACAAATATACGTTAAAATTTGAAACTTTTATTTTTGCCCGAGTGTGAAGAAAAG